CCACAGAAACCAAAGAATATCATCCCCTTGGTCTCTTCTAAAAAGAAGAAATTAGATGAGGAGTATCTCAAGTTAAGAGAGCGCTTTCTCACAGAAAGAAATATGTGTGAGGTGAAGGTGCCGGGATGTATGATGCATGCAACAGATGTGCATCATACATATGCCGGTGCTAATAGACACGTCTATTATCTTATACAGTCTACTTGGTTGCCGGTATGCAGAGCCTGTCACAATTGGGTTCACAACAACCCGGAACAATCAAGAGAATTAGGATACTTAAAGTAGTATGATTATGACAAGAGATGAAATTCAAAAGAAAGCCTTGGATGCCACACAAGGCAAACACAGATGTGGATTAGCATTGGCTACCGGAGTTGGTAAGACTCTAGTTGGTCTACTCCACTTAGAAAGAGAGTTCAGTCCTCTTAAGAATATACTGGTAGTGGCACCAAAGAGATCAATTATTGATGAATGGAAAGCCCAAGCAGTTAAGTTTGAGAAAGAGCATTTACTGACTAACGTTACTTTCAGTACTTATCTCAGCATAAACAAGCAGAATCCAGCGGATTATGACATTGTTTATCTTGATGAGTGCCATAATTTATTGGATAGCCATAGAGAGTTCCTGGATAACTATACAGGAATGATTCTAGGTCTTACTGGTACACCACCCAAGAGAGAAGACTCTGCAAAGGGTATGATGGTTAGTGAGTTCTGTCCAATGGTACATACTTATGTTACTGATGATGCTGTAGAAGCAAAGATTCTCAATGACTACAAAATCATTGTGCATGAACTATATCTCAGTAATGATAAGAATGTGGCCGTAAAGACCAAGAGTGGTACTTTCTTTACCTCTGAGAAAGCCAATTATCAATATTGGTGCGGAAGAGTAGAAAATGCATCACCGGGTAAATCTGTACAGATTGCCAGAATCATGCGTATGAAGGCTCTAATGGATTATCCAAGTAAAGAGAAATACACTAAGAAGCTATTAGATAGCATTAAGTCTAAGTGTATAATCTTTGCTAATACCCAAGAACAAGCAGATAGGATCTGTAATCACAGTTATCATAGCAACAACCCTAATTCTACTACAAATTTAGAAGATTTTAAGGTTGGTAATCTTACAAAACTATCCTGTGTACTGCAGTTAAGTGAAGGTGTAAACATTCCAAATTTACGCCAAGGTATCATTATGCATGCATACGGTAATGAGAGAAAGTCAGCGCAGAGAATTGGCCGGCTATTGAGACTTAACCCAGATGAAACAGCTACTGTACATATCTTATGTTACATGGATTCAGTAGATGAGAAATGGGTCAAAGAAGCATTAGAAGGCTATGATCAATCTAAAATTACATGGGTTGATTACAAGATTGCTCTGTGAATTATTAATTTTTGTAATTTGAGCACAAATTATGGTTTTGGAAAAAACACACAGACTCGTATTACACAATGACAATGAAAATTCATATCTTTATGTTATGGCTTGCCTTGTCAAAGTGTGTGGTCATGATTCTGTTATAGCAGAACAATGCGCACTCATAACACATAATGTAGGTAAATGTCAAATAAAGTCCGGAGACTTCCTCAACATGTTTGAGATGAAAACAGAGCTCCAGGAATTAAGTCTCAAAGTAGAATTGGAAGATTATGTTAGTGGAATGTATTAATGATGGTAATAGACCTAAGCAAGTACCTGCTGAGAAGTGGATTGTTAAAGGTCAGAGATATACTGTAATTGCTACAACACAGATGAATCTGCAAAGAAATAAGATTGGTCTTAAACTCAAGGAGATTGAGTTAGACCATTCTTGCTTTCCATATGAATACTTTGATGCTGACCGGTTCAAGATAGTTCAACCTGAAACTGCTGTTGCTAAACAAGAAGTTGAAGAGTTTGCTATTTAAACCATTTAAGTTTAAACTTTAAACCAAATAAATATGAATGATGACACAAAGAGTAGCATAATTGCTATTAGCATTATTGTGCTTATTGGTTATGGTTGGTTTGCTAACTTGTATAAGTTAAGCCAATACAACTTTGACCGTCCGTACAAGGCAGAAGTTTTAAGAGCTGTGGGAGCATTTGTTTTCCCAGTAGGTGTAGTTATGGGATATTTTCATATTGAAGATGACTAATGTATAAAAGACAGTATGCAAACAGGATACTCAGTTCATTAGCAACAAAGACACATGCTAATATCAGAGTAGCCATAAGGTCTGGGCACACTATTAGTGATCTTATGAGAGACTTTCCTATCAAGGAATATCAAGCAAAGTTTCTATACTTTCATTATAAGCAGAAAGACTTTAGTACCAGAGCCGTTAAGTTAGGTCACAAGGATGAACCGTATTTTGAGGGAGACTTTCCTATGATGCCGGAGTACAGAGTTGAAGACCTGAAAGGAGAAGAAAAGAAGATTGCTAATTATGGACCTGTAGAAAAATTAATCATATGGGAAAAATGAAAGAAGTCTACATGGAAGTGTGGGAACAACATGGTGGAGTTATTCCACCGGGTTATACCTTACAGGACTATTTAGCACAACAACAAGCAGAGCATGAACTTGAACTCAGAAAAGAAGAAATTGAGGCAAATCAGAGAGAAGAGAATCAGTCAGATGATGATTCAGTATATGACTCTAGTGGTAGCAACCCGGAAGCATGATACACGTGGATTTTATCCAGAAACAGTAAAAACCAAGAACCCAGAGGAAGGGTGTTAAAAAGCAGAGTATGAAAAAGTTTATTATTGTAACATTAGTGTTAGCCGTATTGGCAGGTGGTGGAATCTTTGGATACATGATGTATCAAAATTCACAAAATCAAGAACGTGAGTTTAATCCTGAGTGGGGTAAAGTACTTATCAAAATAGGTCCTTTTGAAGACAGTGTGGAATTTATGAATGATGCAAAGAGTCTTACATCAGAGTTTGACATTGAGGATCTTGTATTTGATGTGTGTTTAGAAGCAAGAGGGTTGTGTAATAATCCTGATACTTTTGAGCCTATGTCATGTAGAATTAGACAAAAGGGAGGTGATACTCTTGAATTAGCACTTAAGTTTTCAGCGTCTAATGCATATGGTGTGTCTGGTGAAGGTACCGTAGTATCGTATTATACCAATGACAGTTTAGTCAACACAATTGCATTCTAAATGATGCATTTCCTCAAATATCTAGTGGTATGGATAAGTCAAAACTTATCTATACCCTTTTGGATGGTAGGACATATACACCTGAGTGTGAATATGTATGAGGATTTGTATGAAATACTGGCTTCTATAGGAATGAATCTTATAGTAGCCGCAGGATTTATAATTGATTACATAGAAACAAGAAAATCAAAACAAGATGGACAAAATAGTTAAACCAAAGTTCCAACATTGGAGTAAAGAAGAGATGGCATTATTAGCACACCTTATGGGTACTGCCTTTAACGCTGGAAAAAATCAATCAGAAGCAGCAGAGTTTGCTTCAAGTAAATTAGGTAGATCTAAGGGAGCATGTATGGGTATGTATCACAGTAAAATGCGTGGAAAACCCTTATCAATTTGGTCATTACTACCTGAACCAGGAGAGTTAGACGCTCCAGTAGACCTAGGTTCAGACACAGACATTGATAAAGAACCTGATTATACAAAAAGCTTTAGCTTTGTAGATGATTTGATGAATAAGATGCGCAATCCAGAAGGATATACATCTATGTTTGATTATGAAGAAGTACAAGAGCCAATCAAGATTACAGTTCATGACGGTGAGACAACTGCGGAAGCAGAGATTCTGATTGACAAGAATGATTTGATAGTTGCTAAAGTTAAAGGGTTAGTGATTACAATAGAATTATAATATCTGTCTGCAACCCCAGATAGGTTTCTCATGTGGCGGAAGGGTAAACGCACTACAATCAGCAGCAGGTTCGAGTCCTGCCATGAGAACCGCTTGATTCATAAGCGCGTATAAATAGTTTAGTTTAAGGGATAGGTAAGGTGGCTACTGCGTTCAGTAGCACATGGTTCCATAGCTCAATTGGATAGAGCACTGCCCTTCTAAGGCATAGGTTATAGGTTCGACTCCTATTGGAATCACTAAATGATTGAGTATGAATAAGAATAACAGATTTTGGGAAGGCTTCTTTGTAGGAGTTTCAATTGGCATCATAGTATGCTGTATGAGTGTAGTGATTGTTTTACAATTAGTTTATTGATTATGAAAAGAGGATTAGCATTATTGAGTTTGTTGTTGGTGTTTAATGCATCAGCACAGATTGAGGTTTCAAGCAAGAAGCAAGAAACTGTTTTTTGTACAAACATGGGTTTGCATTGTATAAACAAGGTTACTGTGGATACAGTAACAACTTATTGGGTATCCTTTAGAGATGCTGCGTATAAACATATTGAAGTCTATAAGAGTCTTGAATTTTCAAATAAAGAGGATCTTATGATGTTCTATGTGTATATTGTATCCACAATTAATGGTGAAGACAGTATTATCATATCATTCAATGACCAGAGTGTTGGGATTAATTATGAGATGGGTCTTGTCCGTGTAACATTTCAGGAAGGTCATTTCTTTGTAAATAAGAAGCAGGCTTTGAAATGCATTGATGAAATTAAAAACCATAACAACTAAGATTATGAAAGTAGAGATTCTAATGAACGGGACAACTAAGATTGTTCTTATCCCAGAGAATGATATTGAGATTGCCATCCTTGCTAATATAGCCAAGGGAGATGTAGAAGCAACTCTTATCACACAGCACACACAGATTTTAGATAAGATTATTCTTGATGGTCTTGTAGTTATGCCTAGAGTAGAACGCAAAGAAGGTATCAAAGTGATTGAAGTTGAAGATTAACAAGTAGGTGTATGATTACAAATGATGATTTAACAGTAGAAAAACCAGGTAATAAGACTATTCAGTTGCGTAATAAACTATGCAAGAAAATCATAGAAGAGCATTTCAATATGACTTTGGCAGTGGATAGAAATTTTAATTACCTTTGGTATATGTACCACAGCGGTACTAAACAAGGGAACTATAAAGCCTTTATGCTGGCTTTTGAGATGAACTTGTTGGTTGCACTAGGACAAATTACTGAAGAAGAAAGAGAGAACATTGCAAGAATGTGTAGCTCTGAAGATGAGGATAATCTGTACATAGGTTTACTAGCCATTGATAACTTTAGAAAGCAAAGAATCAAACAACATGGTCAGTGGAAACCTCATGGTGAAGATGTATCTGCAGCGTTTAGAGAAGCCGTTAGCAAGTACCCAACTCTTATAGTCAGAGGTGAAAAACTTGATAAATTATGAAAGAACAAGAACTTATAGCAGAAGGTTTTGAAAGAGTTGATCAACTTGTAGAAGAAACCGGAGACAAAACAGATTACTATTTCTATCAGTTAGAGATCAATCCAGACTTTGTTCTGATGAGTGATGCCAGTGATGAGATTACTAATGATCAGTGGAAAGTCTATTGCTATGAGTCTGGTATAGTTATCAGGGATATTGAAGACGTGCAGGTTCTTGTTGCACTCTTTGGAAAGTGGACTAAGCAGAAAAAATAACAGTTATGTTTATAGGAACTTTAGTAAAGAGTAATTCTAAGTTGAGTTACTCTAACAGGAAAGATAAGCTCCTGTATGACCAGTTCATTGACAAAGTCAAAGATGGTCAAGAAGTAGAGATTTTTGTATGTATTAAGGGCAGGGGAACATCTCCTGCCCAAATAAGTAAAGTTCATGCTTGTATAAGAGAATTAGCAGGAGAACTTGGATTTGCCTTTGATGATGTACATATTCTGTTCAGCAGCAACTCTTTCTATCTCAGCAATGATAAGAGTAAGAGTGTAGAAGGAACGCTCATAAGCAGTCATGTCTTCATATTTGTTGTTCATGACATTCTTGAGGGCTTCTTCTCTTTTCTGAGCATCTTCAATTTGATTGAATAGATAATAGATAGTCCCTTTTAACATCATGTAGAAGCTCTTATTGACTTTTACATCAATGAGCACATCATCTTTGAGTTCTTTAACTTTAATTGCCATAACACAAATATAGAAAATATGACAGAAAAACTAGACATTGAAGAAATAAAAGAGAAGATAATGGCTAAGCTACAACCATCAGGTTGGGCTAGAGTCCTGAGAGGATTCATATACAGTAGAGACTTTGATAACATCATAGTAGAGTTGGCTAAACAAGCTAAAGACGGTAAGAGGTTTACTCCTACTATGAAGAATTGGTTCCGGGCATTTGAAGAGTGTCCATATACTGATATCAAGGTAGTAATCATAGGTCAGGATCCATACCCTGGATTAGGACATGCGGATGGTATATCATTCAGTCTAAGTCAGACAGATGATATGCAACCAAGTTTAAAGTACCTGTTAAATGCTGTCAATAGAACCGTATATGACAATGAACAGATTTCCACAGATAAGGACCTTACAAGGTGGGCTAATCAAGGTGTTCTGATGTTTAATACAGCTTTGACAACTAATGTAGGTAAGATAGGTCAGCACTATCTAATTTGGAAGCCCTTTGCTGCATATCTATTTGATTGGCTTACTTGGCACTGTCCAGGGCTAATCTATGTCTATCTAGGCAAGAAAGCAGAAGAGTGGGCTGATTGTGTTAATGATAACAATTACAAGTTCTTTATTAGTCATCCAGCTGCCGCAAGTTATACCGGCTTAAAAGAATGGGACTGCAAGAATGTGTTTAATGAAATCAAAGACATACTCAAGAAGAATAACAACTTTGATATTGAATGGTGATGGAAGAAATATTCAACAGACTAATCAAAGCAGACCTTACACCAAACCAATTCTATTTGTTGTGGTGTAAAAAAGAAAACATGGTTCCCGTAATCAGTATGAGCTTAGCTCTGGAAAAGATGAGACTTATTTCTGATGAGTGGTTAACAGGAGCCGGAGAATTGACACCTAAATCAGTTGCCTTTATACAAGACATAGAAGGATTCTTCAAGACAAGTAAAAAGAAGTCAGCAAAGGCCGTTATGGGTGATCATTTTATGGCAAATATTGAGGCTTATTTGGAACTTTTTCCTAAATTTAAGCTTCCCAGCGGTAAATATGCAAGATCAGATAAGAAGAACCTTGAAGGTAATTTCAAGTGGTTCTTTGAGAATCATACTTACTCATGGGAAACAGTATTAGATGCCACAAAATTGTATCTAGATCAGTATGAAAGACAAGGTTACAAGTACATGAGAACTTCTCAGTACTTTATCCGCAAACAGAATGCTGATAAGACATATGATTCAGAGTTAGCAAATTATTGTGATATGATTACCAATGGAGAAACAGGAATTGATGACAAACATTTTAGTGAAAAAGTATTTTGATAAACTACAAATTAAAGATCCTCGTTATAGCATTAATGGGGACTCTCATTGGGTACAAAGTAGTTGATCTATTTATAATCTCAGTGACCTTTTGGCAATACTTCAGTATTGAAGTTGTAGTAACACTACTTCATATGCTGTATGAACATGTCAAGCAGAAGGAAATAAACAGGTAAATATGGATAACAAAGAAAAGGCTGGTCCAAAGAAAAAGTGGAACAGTCAACGTGAAGGTTTTCAGGAATCTCTGAGATATCTACAGGGTAGAATGAAGGGTGAGATTAAGAGTCTCAGAACACCATGGGCAAAATTTAATAATGCAACTACAGATGGATTAGAGTGGAATACCTTCACTGTGATTGCCGGTAGACCTGCTAGTGGTAAGACTCTTATTGCAGAGCAAATTGTAAGAGAGTCCTTTCCTCTTAACCCCGGTGAGAACTTTAGAGTCCTGCAATTCCAATTTGAGATGCTAGCAAGAACTTCTGCAATACGTGAGTATTCCAGTGTGATTGGTAGGTCTTACAAGTACTTATGTAGTGCTGATGGAAAACTTTCAAGTGATGATTTACAAAAATGTTATGATTACGCAAAAGCCAAAATAAAATATCCCATAGACGTAGTAGAGAAGTCTTGTACCGTTGAAGAGTTCAAGCAAATAGTAGGGGAATACATGTTGGACCATGCGCATTATGATTCTGAGAATAATCTGATTTTTACAAAAGCACTGATTACTATAGATCACTCTGTACTATTTAAGAACGGACCTACAGAAAAGTCTAAGCAGGACATGCTAGCAAACCTAGGTGAAGCAATTACATCTCTTAAAAGACAGTGGCCGGTAGCATTTATACTCTTGAGTCAGCTCAATAGAAATATTGACAACCCAGAGAGAAGTGAAGAAGGTAAGTATGGTAATTATGTGTTAGAGTCTGATATATTTGGCTCAGATGCTATTCTTCAGCATGCTGATACTGTAATTGGTATCAATAGACCTGCTAAACAGAAGATTAGATTTTATGGACCAGATAGGTATGTGATTGAAGATGACAAAGTCTTAGTACTACACTTTCTTAAATCAAGAAATGGTGAAACCGGACTATGTTTCTTTAAGGCTGAATTTGAAAAGATGAGTATTGCAGAGATGATTACACCTCCTATACAGGAGAAAAGATTAACAACAAAATAGTACATTATGAGTTTAACAACAAAACCTACAATCAACAGGCAAGAAAAGACTGAAGAACTGTATGTGTTTCATGATTGGAAATTCAAGTTACTAGGTGAAGACAACCCAGTATTTATCCCCAAGTGTGCTTATGTGCCTAAAGGCATGGGAGAGCAACACATTGGATTCTTTCTTAGTGAAGTTAAGAAAGGTAAGGATATCTATACTGAGTTCACAAGTATTGACCTAGATCCTGAAGATCCTACCAGAACTCTTTACAAGTGGAGATTTAATCCTCACTATGAAGAAGAGTATGAGAAGACTGAACCCGCAGCCAATGGTCACTTCAGATATCTTGTCCCTGTTTCAGAACTGATTAAAATTGATGTTCAACAACCAGTTGAAGAGCCAGTTGGTCAATTCCCAGACTTTGATGAGATTATGGACCCGGACATGGATGCACCATTGGATCAAGTCACAATTAGAGACCTTGCAGCAATCATGCTAAAGAAACCTGTGAGCAACAAGAAGTGGTTAAATGACATCATTAATTCTTAAGTTATGGGAATAATATTGCCAACTGCAAAAGTTAAAGGGGAGAGAGTAAACCCCAAGAGAATAGTTATCTATTCTAAACCAAAGACCGGTAAAACCACAGCGTATGCTGGTCTTGAGAATAATCTCATTCTTGATTTGGAAAACGGAACTGATTATGTTGAAGCTATGAAAGTCAAGATCAGTAATTTACAAGAGCTCTTAGATGCCGGTAAGGCTATCAAGGAGGCAGGAAAACCGTATGATTATGTTACCATAGATACTGTAACTGCATTAGAGGAAATGATTATGCCATTGGCTATCAAACTCTATAAGCAGACGCCTATGGGTAAGAACTTTGACGGAGATACTGTAATCAATTTGCCAAATGGTGCAGGATATTTATATATTCGCCAGGCATTTTTCCAAGTCTTGGACTTTATTGATGGCTTAGCACCAACAATTATCTTGTCAGGTCACATCAAAGACAAACAAGTGGATGATAAAGGTGAGTTAGTTATGTCTGCCAATATTGATTTGACAGGTAAGATTAAGTCCCTGATTTGTGCACAGGCGGATGCTATTGGTTACATGTATAGAAAAGGTAATAAGACCATTCTATCATTCAAGACCAATGATGAAGTGACTTGCGGTGCAAGACCAGAACATCTCAGAAATGAAGAGATAGTAATTACAGAAATGATTGACAATGTCTTGCATACAACGTGGGACAAAGTATTTTTACACAAATAAAACAAAGAAAGATGGCATTAAGCACAACAGACTTAGGCAAAGAAGGTGGTAATGGACTACCTAAAACATTTGCACCGGGAAACCACACACTAAAGATTAACAGCGTGTATTTGGAAGAATTCAAATTTATTGATGGTGCAGTGCACTTCATGATGAACATGGAGACTGAGCCTATTGATGGGTTTGAAGGATTTATGATTGACAAAGATGATGAGAGCAAGGGTCACTATGCAGGTCAGATTGGTAGAGTTAAGGCTAGCCAATATGCATTTGCTGATGGTGAGACTAAGTCAGGTATCAAGATTCAGAGAGATAGATCTATCATGATCTTCTTGCAGAACTTGTGCAAGACTATGGGAATCAATGATTGGTTCTTGGCTCAAGATAACAAGCATGACACAATTGAGGAGTTGGTGAATGCATTTGCTAAAGATGCTCCTTTCAAAGATAAATATCTTGAATTCTGTATTGCTGGTAAAGAGTATGAAGGTAAAACTGGTTACACTAATTACGATATGTGGTTACCAAAAGGTTCTAAAGATGGATATGCTTATGCAGCTAAGGGTGCTAAAGTAATGCCTTACAATGAGGCAGACCACCTTAAGAAACTAGAAGTAAAACCTGTAAAGGATTTCGGTGATGATGATTTGGATATTCCAACAAGATCATCTTCTGACTTCAGTCTTGACTAAGCATAACAGCTTATAGTTAAGGGGGAGTCATACGGTTCCCCCTTTTCTATTAAATTTACACGTTATGATATCTACAAAAACAATTATTGGGGGCATAGAAGACGTGCCAAGAGAATGGATATTTGAGTATTATTTAAATCTCAAAGAAAGACTCACCGGTCAGGATGTAAAGATCCTATCTGCATTCAACTCAAGTGATAAGGTACCGTCAATGTTTATTTACTTTGACACAGTCAATGCACAGTACAAGTTCAAGGATTTTTCTTCAGGTCATCAGGGTGATGCAATTCATTTGGTAACCTGCTTGTTTAATCTTGGGACATTTGCCAACACGGTGAATAGAATTGTCACAGATTATGCTGCCTATGTCAAGGATAATAACATCTCTGTAACTGTA